CGGTCGGGCATCACCTCAACCCCGTGCGCAGAGTGGCGATCTGGGCATCGACCCAGGCGATGTACTGGCTGGAGGTCAGGCCGTTGCGGGGGTCAGCCGGGAGGAGGTTCCCCAACGCGTCTTTCTGCTGCGGGAAATTCATGACGGCAGTGGAATGGGCGCTGTCCTCGCGCCACATGCGGTCGGTGATTGAGCCCTCAAGGGCGGCGATCTTTCCGAAGAGGATGCCGTCGGCGTTCTGTTTCTGGAGGGCTGCCACTTCCGCCAGGTCGCGCGCTGTGCCGACATAGGAGATACTGGCGCCGTTACGGACCTCGGCGATGACGAACGCCGTGCCGTCGAGGGTGCATGGCGCATGGACACAGATCGTCGCGCCCATGACGCTATCCTTGGGCCAGGAGGCTGGATACTGCACGTCTGCGAGGATGAACGGCTCGCTGTCGTCGTAATAGTCCTGGGAGATGCCGGCGGGCGTCGTCGCACCCGGTATGTAATAGAGCGCCATTATGGATTCCCCTGTGCATTGTTTTGATTGCCAAACTGGTCGAGGAAGCGATTGCCTGCTGTTGCCGTCCAGGTGTTGGAGCCGCTGGTGTTGTAGCTGGCCGAGGCAGTTCGGAGCTTGAAGCCTCCCGCAATCTTGTCGGCGTGGATGCCGAAGGTGACGGCGTTGCCGTTGATGGTCAGGGAGGCCGGACCACCGTTGGCCGGGATGACGGGGCCATCGGCCGACGCGTTGCCGGCGAAGGTGCCGGAAGTCGTCATGGCCGTGCTGGTAAGGTTTCCGGAGCAGAGCGCCTTGAAGCCTGCAGGTGGGGTATAGGAGAACGGCGTTTGACCGAAGTTGGCCGTTGACGTGCTGGCGGCGCTGTCGGCGAGGCAGAAGAACTGCCCCGGTAAAAGGCCGGGGAAGGTGCCAGAGCCGCCGATCGCCGGTGCCGCCGATATCCCGAAAGCCGCATTATACCATGTGTTATTTTTGCCGACCCAAGCCTGACTATTGGCGGCGTCGTAGGCGCACTGGAGTACGTCCCCGACCACAAACACCCCACCACCGCTGATATTTGCTGATCCGGTCCAGAGATAACCCACGTTTGAGGCGTAGAGCATTCGCGAGTTGGCGTCGCCGCCAAGACCGGTCAAGGCCGCACCCCCCGTGCAGATGCCAATCGCGATGCCCACGTTCGTTGACGTTCCGCACCCGGCGGTCAGCTCGAAATACCACGCCCCGGTAGAGGGAAGTTGCATTGTGGCGCGGACCCCGCAATGGACCAAGGGTGCTGATCCTGTGAGGTTCCCATTGGACAGGGTAATGCTGGAGTGTTTGTCGATCGCGCTCAGGGTCGGGTAGTTGTTGGTCGGCGTGTCGGCCATCTGGTCAGTGGCGGCAAAACCGTTCGCGATCCAGGCATTGCCGTTGCCACTGGTATCCGTGCCGAGAGCGCCGGAAGACCCAAAGGCCAGGAACGAATACCCGGCATAGGGCTTCCTCGCTGCCCATACGCCAGTGGCATAGGAAGCCCCGCCCGCCAGCGAGGTCGAGGCTCCATTCCAGAATGCAAAATCGGAGAAGTAGCCGGAGAAGTAGTTCGTTCCATCGTAACCAAGGCGTGGGTTGGTGATGGACGCGGGGGTATACGCCCCCGATCCGGTAACGAGCGTCCCATTCACATAGACGCCCGTGCCATTCCAGAAAATGTGATACCACGCGGTTGGGTCGCGGTAGAGCGCTGTGCTGGTCAAGCCGAAAGCGTAAAGAGCATCGCCTGACGTGAAGTAAATCTTGCTGTCGAAAACCGGGGAGACCGCACCGAGCTTAGCCCGTTTCACCCACACAGACCCGGAGGTGATGGTGCTGGTCGTCAGTGTCTTCTGGAGGTACGCGCTCGTTCCATTTGCCCGGACACTATTGAGGATAACATATGGCGCTGGCTTGCCGCCGCCGAGGATAAACATCTCTAAGCCTCCCAGACGCTCTGGCCGACACAATTGAAATTCGTGCCGTCATAGTGGAAGTCGAAGATGCACTTGCCGATCAGCGCACTGGGAGCCACGCCCAGCGCGAACTTGAAAGCGGTGGACCATGACGGGGTGTAGCCACCGGAGTTGAGCACGAGCCTGTAGCTGGTATTCGCCACACCATTGGTGGGCGCCCCGATGGTGCGAGCGGCCGAAGTGGTGACGGTGGCGACCTGTCCCTGCGACACGTCCCAGGCGATGGTCGCGGCATCGGCCAGCACTTGCGACTGAGGCGTCTGCGGCGCTTGCCACACCTGGGCGACGGCGAGCTTGGCGTAGCCGGTCAGCGAGATGGCCACCCCCGTCGCCGGGTTCATCAGCACCCACTTTCCCAAGGCGGTGTCGTACTGCAGCTCGATCCAGTGACCGGCCCCGGCGATGTCCCCGGCAGCCAAGGCGAGGCCGTTGCCCTTGACGATGGCGGCAGCGGCGATCACCCCACTGTTGGGGGTGAAGGTCGGCGTGGTGGTGGCGTTGGCGCTGGCCGCCCGCACCAGCAACGTCATGCCGTTGGTGAGAGCGGTGACGGCGGGGGCGTAGGTGGCGGTGAGGGCGTCGGCGGTGCCGCCGGTGGCCGTCGGGATGATGGGGGCGTTCTGCTGGAACTCGGAGCCCGACACCGCGCTTTGGGTGAGAAGCTGAAAATTGGTGCCGTCATATTCCAGATCGACGATGGTGCCGGCCACCAGCTCGCCGCCGGTCAGCGCCACCAGGGCTCCGGCAGAATTGCGCTTGCGGATGGCTTTGGCGCCGAGGGCGTTGAGGTTGAGGGTGCTGGCGCCGGTATTGGTGTTGGCGATCAGCAGCGACAGGCGCTGAAGCTGGGCATAGGCGGTGGGAGCCGGCGACAGCGTTGCCGCGTAGGCGTTGGCGGCGCCGGAGTCGAGGGCGGCCCAGGTCGCCACCGCGCCGATCTGCAGGTAGCGGGCATCGCCGGTGGCTTGGCTGATCTTGGTGGTCAGCGTCTCGGTGATGAAGGGCGCGCCGCTGACGATGGCGATATTGCCGGCGATGATGGTGCTCTGGCCCTGCGCCACGGTGACGGCATACAGGGGGGTATAGCCGGTATCGGCGGCGGGAATGGTCTGCGAGCCGGTAGCGGCGGCCACGCCCGCCTTGACCTGAACGCTGCACACGCCCTTGCGCAGGGTGTCCTGAGCGACGCCCGTATTGCCGGGGCCGCTATAGGCCTGGGTCGGGTTGCTGCTGTTGTAATAGGGCAGCACCACCGGGTTGGTGTCGCTGTCCAGATAGCACGCCTCGACCAGATAGACCTGCGAGGTGCCGGCGGTGGTGGGGGCGGTCAGGGTGAAGGTCTGGGCATCAAGGGCGATGCCCTGCTTGACGATCTGGTGGGTGGTGTCGGCCGCCAGCGACGAGAAGGCGGAATTGTCCAGGTTCTGCAGGCTGGTGACCGAACCGGCTCCCACCTGGATTTGCAGCGAGGCCGGCGAGGTCGGTGTGCAGGCAAGGCCCTGGAACAGGGTCGAGGTGCCCAACACGGCCTGCGCCAGGGTACCCAGCGCGGTCATGGTGAAGCGTTGGGGGTTGAGCAGGTCAGTTTCGAGGGGGATGGCGGCGGGGTAGACGATCTGGCGGTCCATGGGCGCTCCAACAAAAAAGGCCGCCCGAAAGGGACGGCCGAAGGGAGGGATTAACGGGTAAAGATCAGCTAATAATTCTCGTCCACACGGTGATGCCGGCTGGCTTGCTGGCATCGACGGCGGCGTAGATGTCGGCATCGGTGACGGCGCCGAGGATCATGGCCATGTCGGCGTATTTGGCTTGGCTGGCCGTGTGATAGCCGGCGGTGGGGATGCCATAGCCGGCAACGCTGGGGATACCGCTGCCGCTGGGGCGGAAGGCGGTGACGAAGGCCTGGGCCGGCAGCAGGGTCGAGCCCCAGCCTCCGGCGGCGCCATAGCCGAGCGCTTTGCCCCAGGCGCCGGTATCGGCCGGGCGTTCGGGCTCGAACACCACGGGACTCCGTCCGGTCAGGGTGGTCAGCACGCCGGCCAGACCCTTGCGGGTGGCCTTCTCGCGCGGTAATTGCGAGACGATGCGGATGCGATAGGCGTCGTCCATCTCGCCCGATCGCCGCCTTAGGGTGGTGCCGAAGAAATCGGCGGCAATCAGGTCAAGCCAGCCGTCGGAGGCGGTGTCGATGCGGGTTTGCGCCTGAGCATAAACGATCAGGCTGTGGGCCAGCGCCAGCCCGGCGGCGAGGCCGGACAGCAGCGCATCGAGGACAGGGGTTTCGTTCTGGAACCATGAGGCCGGCAGCACCGCTTTGAGGCGCCCCAGCATACCCTCCGCGCTTGGCGCGGAAAGCATTGATGCGTTTTGGTCGCCGGTCGCCATGTTACGACACCACCAGGGTGCCGGCCTTGATGACCTGCTTGACGGAGATGTTGATGTCGGCGGTGGCGCCGTTGATCAGCACGCCGGTGACGTTGGTGACGCCTGTCACGGCATAGGCGAGGGCGGCGAGCTGGGTGTAGGGCAACGAGGCGCCCAGCGGCAGGGTGTTGAGGAAGGTGGCAAGGGCGGTGCCCACCTGACCGACGACAGTGGCGTGGGCTGTGCCCGCGGCCGTGGTGATAACCATGGTGACGTTGGCGGTGACGACCACCGGGGCGAACACCCCAAAGCGGATGCCGAAGCCGCGCACCGCTTCGATGGCGGCATTGACCGTGCTCAGCAGGGTCGAGGACGGAAAGCCGGAGCCATCATCGACCACGGTGAAGAAGTAGCCGTTGTCGGTGAGGCCGGAATATTGCTGGTTCTCGACAATCTGGACCTGAAGCCCCTGCTGGACGCTGGCGACGGCATAGCTCACGGCGGTCTTGGTCGCCTTGGACAGGCTGCCGAACCAGGCGATCAGGCGGGTGCGAAAGGCGGCATCGGTCTCGGCATCGGCGCCATTGGCGAAGGCGGCGGCGTTGCTCACCGTATCGATGGCCGGGATGGCTTGGCCCAGCACCGAGACGGCGCCGGCCAGCACATTGCCGCCGCTGCCCGGCGTTACCGCCTGCACCGGCACGGTCACCGAGGCTGTGCCCACCGCCAGCACATAGCCGCCGAGGGCGGCATTGTAGGCCGGGTTGGTGATATCCAGCGCCACCACAAAGACCTGGCTGCCGTCGCCGGTCTGGACGCTGGTGTTCAGGGGTACTACCGCCTGTTGGCCGGGCGAGTAGCGCGAGAAGGTGACGGTGCCGGTGGCGGTATCGGCGCCGAGGCGGGTCTGGCCGAAATCGGCCGCCCACGAATCAAGGTCGGCATCGGCGCTGGTGGCGGCGCGGGTCAGCGCCAGCACCTGCAAGATCAGGCTTTGCAGCCACAGCAGCACCGAGGCCACCGCCTCGATGACGGCGCGCAGCACCGACCCGGCGGTCATGTCGAGCAGGGTGGAGGCGCCGGCCTGCACCGCCGCCACCATGTTGCGGACCAGAGTGGTAAAATCCTGGGTGGCAAGTGCCATGTCGAAGCCTCCTTAAGGCGTCACGTCGAAGGACAGGGAATCGGGCCGGCCGGTGACAGCATCGGTATAGGCGATGGTGACCGAGGCACCGTTGGCGATGGCAGTAATGGTGATGGCCGGTTCGGGCGACCGGCACACCGATTCCTCCAGCAGCATCTGGCTGCGGATCAGGCCGGTGATGGCGTCGATGTCGATGACCTCGCCGACCCAGGCCGGCAGGCCGGCGCCGAAATCGGGCTGCCACAGATACTCGTTGGGGGCGGTCAGCAGGCGGCGGAGAATGCGCTGGCGGCGCATCTCGATGCCATCGCTGGCACCAAGGTCGCCGGTGGCGCTGGCGGACAGGTCGCCGCCCCAGATGTGGGCAATATCGGGCATGGGGCTATCCGATCTCGGCTGGACTGATGGGATGGGGCGTGCCGGCGGTCTCGCCGATCTGCCAGGTGTCGACATAGCCGCCGTACCAATGCTGGCCGTGGCCGTTGACGTCGAAGCGGTAATCGTTGGTGGCGTGCACCTGGATGGTCGGCGCGGCCAGGCGCAAGGTCTGCCCGGCGGTCAGGGTCAGGTTGCCGGCGGCGGTCACCTCGACGGAGCCGTCGTTGTGGAACTTCAACAGGCTGCCGGACTTGTGGGTCAGCCAGAATTCGCCGGAGGGGCAGGGGCCGGGCGGACGGGCGGCATCGCCGAAGAAGCGCTGGCAGACAAAGCCGGCCTCGTGCCCACCCTCCTGGAAATGCACATCGACCACGTCGCCGGCGGTGGGACCGGCGACCATGCCCCAGCCGGCGCCGACGAACGGCGACAGGATGGGCAGCCAGCCGGTCAGGGTCGAGCCCGGCGCCGCCGAGGAATCCTCGGGCTGGAGCCGAACCTTCACGCAATAATTGGTGGGGTCATAGCCATCGACGATGCCGATGCGGGTAGCGGCGCGGCTGGCGGCGGCCACGGCCAAAGCCTGGGCGCGCACCTGATTGAGCAGGTGTTGCATCATGGGAGAGTGGTGCTCCGGATTGAGGGGGGGCTGGCGCAATAGACCGACGCCAGAAAAAATAGATGAACCACAGAGACACAGAGGCACAGAGATGACGTCCAGAATGGCGTCGTCTGTGCTCAGGTCAAAGCGGGGTGTAATTGGTGTATTTATAGAAGAGCGGCGTGTAATCCTTGTGGTTTCCGCCCGAACGGCATCTCTGTGCCTAACGGAGCGACCCTCGCCCCCTTGTGGGGAAAGGGTACCGAGCGCCAGCGAGGTGGGTGAGGGAGGGGGGCGTCGGCGCGCGTATGTGGAGCAAAGGTCCGGACAGACCCAAGGTCTCAATGCCGCGCACACCCCTCAGCCGTCATTCCCGCGAAGGCGGGAATCCATGCCGGCCAAGGCTATCCAGCGGAGCCGTGGGTTGAGCATCCGCTGACGACCAAAGCCAAGAGTATAATCAGCAGGCGTTTCATGAAAGCCTCCTTGCGCCGCGCCAAAGCATCATTGCGGGTGGCTGGCGAACAGCTTGATGAATTCCTCCTTGGGGATGCGAACTATTTTCGAATAGCTGGGTTTGCGAAACCCCATTCCATGGGTCATTTCGAATCGCACACAAATGTCTT